GACCCTGCAATGCTGACTCGGGAGCATTTGGACAAAGTCGAAGAGCGGGAAAGCCGCCTTGAAGCATTCTTGGAAAAGGCGAAAGAGGCCGGGGGCGTCGAGTTGACGTTTGCCGGGAAACTTGAGGCACGTATGGGCCTTGAGGACATCACACAAGGCGTCCATGCGGCTTATGTGGCTGTAAAGGAACGTGCAACAAAGGGAGAGCCATGAGCCTTTCAGATTGCCCGGAATGCTGGGATACTCCTTGCACGTGTGGGCATGAGTACAAGCGCTGGGAAACGCAAGACATTGAGAAACTGGTGCGAGTTCTAAATGCCGAACTTGCACGGCGGGGACCAATCACCGAAGGAGCAAAGTAACCATGGACATCAAGCAACTAGAGACACTTGAGCGCAACATTGCAGACGCCAAAGCCGCCGAGAGCCGGGCACAAGGCACCTTAGACGCCTTGACGACTCAGGCGCAAAGGGACTTTGGAATCAACAGCATCGAAGAGGCTACGGCCCTTGAAGCTGAATTGGCCGAACAGGTGCGCAGCTTGGGACAACGTGCAGACGATGAGTTTGCAAGCCTCCAAGCGGCCTATGCAGAGTCGGTGGGGGCGTGAGCCTACCAACGGTCGCAACCTGCACAGAGTCGTCCGCCATGACCACGGAAACGGCCCTTTGGCGCCTTGGCTTCAATGACCCCATGCACCCGGAGCGGGAGGCGCTGGACAAGGTCGCAAACGAGATCGAGTTCCATGAGCGATGCGCCCAAGAGGCCGGTGCCCGACACCATTGGTACGAAGCCGAAATCAAGATCCGGGACCAGCGCATCCAAGAGCTTGAGGAACAGGTTGCAAGCCTCCAAAGGGTGATCCAGCACCGTAGGGACTCGGATTCGGTGGTGGACGTGTGAACCACCTTCCCAATGACATCTCCCGTTGCACGGGTTCAAAATGCCCGGATCGTGATGGTTGCTTGCGGTACACGGATGTCCCGCGCACGGGCGTCTTGAGCTTCTTTGACCCATCGGATAAATGGACGCCCCCACTTGACCAGACTTCCGATTGCATCTACAAAATAGCCCCTTGACGTTTCAAGGAGTCTAGTCTATATTCATCTACAGAAACGAGGTCGCAAGGTAGTCGAGCGGCCCAAACGAAAAGGACAGACAATGCGGACCAACTGGACCAAGGTGCAAGACCTCAACATTGGCGACAAGGTTGTGATGTCTGGGAAGTGCTACACGATCACGGGAATCGACCGGAATGCCCGAAGGACATACTGGCAGAAGGACGACTCCCCAAACGTCATCGGTGAACTTCCGTGGTCGTCGCATCTCCATGAAGACTTGTGCCACCGTGTCGAGACGTTCGCGTGACCCATACCCTTGAAGCCATCCGCCAAGCGACCTTAAAGGCCCAAGGCTCCAAGCTCCACCTTGAAGGAGCAATGGAGCGTAGGGCTTCCCTAATCGCCAAAGCCGCACAAGCCGCAAAGGACTTCGAGGTCGTCCAGGCCCTTACCCAGCAAACGGCCCAAGCGACACAAGAGGAAATGCAGTTCCATCTGCAATCCCTTGTCCAGCATTGCCTAGACGCTATTTTCCCCGGGGTCTACACGTTCCGAGTCGTCTTTGAAACTCGGTACCAAAGGACTGCGGCGTCTTTGGTGCTTGAGAAAGACGGTAGCACCCTCGACAACCTCATGGACGAGGTAGGCGGCACCGTTGTCGATATTGTGTCTACGGCTCTACGGGTTGCCGTGTGGAGCTTGGCGCCTACGGATAACCTCATGGTCCTCGATGAGCCGTTTCGCGTGGTGAGTGCAGGGTACAAGGCGACTTGTGCTGAATTGATCCGTGGAATCTCGGAGAAGATGGGGATTCAGTTCCTCATTGTCTCCCATGATCCCGTACTCATTGCGGCTGCGGATCGTGTCTTTGAAGTGTCGCAGAAGAACGGGCGCTCTGTCGTCCATGTCCAGAAGGAGAATTAGACGTGTTTGACATCTTTGAACCTGAGACGCCGTGTCTCGATTGGCCCAAGGCGCGGAAGATCCTTGACGCCGTTGTTCCCAAGCGGTCCAGTCTCCCCATCCTCCAGTGCGTCCATGTTGTCGGAAATGGCAACCGCCTCACGATCACGGGGACGGATCTGGACCTTGCCGCCATTGTCACGGTTCCCAATGACCGCAAGATTGACGGCGCCCATGTCTTCCTGTGGTCAGAGTTCAAGGCTGGAATCGTCCCCACGGACAAGTTGCGGACATGGATGGTTGAGGACTATCCAACGATCCCCGAAGCCGCTGGGGACGATGTAGGGACCGACTGGATCGACGGGGCTAGGGCGTGCATCCATTGTGTCTCTACTAATCAGACACGCCTTTCCCTCAACGGCGTTTGCGTCCAAGCCGTAGGATGCACGGCAACTGATGGTCACCGGATGACTCACGTTGTAGGAAGTCACAAGGTCGGGGAAATGATTGTCCCGCCCAAATTCCTTTCCATCTTGGCCGATGATCCCACGGAAGCCAAAGCCACCGACCGCACCCTGTCCGCCTCCTATCCGTGGGGCCGCTTGGTTTCCAAGGTAATCGAGGGGCCGTATCCCAATTGGCCCCAGATCGTCCCGAAACAGGACGCCTCCTGCCCCACGTTGACCATGCGCCGTAACGACTTACGCGAAGTGTGCCATGCCGCAAGGCAACTCCGCAAAGACGGCGGAAAGGTCAAGGTTGCCGAGGGTGCCTTGTGGATTGAGGGCCAAGCCGGTGACTACATCAAGCGGCCCGAACGCATCGAGTCCTTTGGGGGCCATGCTTACGCTTTTAACGCTCAGTACATGTGGGAGTTCTGCAAAGCAGAAACAGGGGACAAGATCACTTTGACCCAGGCAGATCCTTTACGCCCTATCACAATCAACAGAGACAAACCCGGCGTCCGTATCGTGATGCCTTTGCGACTGGTGGGATAAATGGAAGAGAAACAGAAAACCAAAGCCCAAAAGATCCTTGAGGCCCTTGCAACTGGTCCAAAGACCATTGGCGAGTTGCATAAGGCCCTTGGAGGCCGGGAGGAAGGCAAGAGGCCCCTTGGGTCTACTTATGGGACACTGCGCGAAATGCGCCTCATGGGGCTTATCGTAAAGGCGCCTGTGATGTTTGAGATTAAGAAGGAGGTGGGGAAGTGAGTCAGAGCTACGAGGAGTTTCTTTTGCAGAAAGTCCCCGAAGCTGTGAAGTCTGGACTCTACGTCAAGGATGAGGAGATCAACCCCATCCTTTTCCCACATCAAAGGGACATTGTGCGTTGGGCCGTAATGGGCGGTAGGAGGGCTATCTTCGCATCCTTCGGCCTTGGCAAGACTGTGATGCAGTTGGAGACTTTGCGCCTTGTGAAGCAGGCCCACGGCGGCAAGGCGTTGATCGTGTGTCCCTTGGGCGTGCGGCAAGAGTTCAAGCACGATGCCGAGATGCTTGGAATCTCCGTCGAGTACGTCCGCACGGATGCCGAAGTCGCTTCCTGCACTGCGGACATCTGCCTCACGAACTATGAGCGCGTGCGTGACGGTCAGATCACGCCGTCCCAGTTTCAAGCCGTGAGCCTTGACGAGGCTTCTGTCCTTCGCGGATATGGGACCAAGACCTACCAAGAGTTCTTGACGCTGTTCCCATCGGTTCCGTACAAGTACGTCTGCACGGCTACTCCGTCCCCGAATCGCTACAAGGAGCTAATCCACTATGCGGGATTCCTTGGAGTCATGGACACCGGGGAAGCCTTGACACGATTCTTCCAGCGTGACCCGGAGAAGGCCGGGAACCTGATGCTGTATCCACACAAGGAGCGTGAGTTCTGGCTGTGGATGACTACATGGGCCGTGTTTGTCACGAAGCCTTCGGACCTTGGACACGATGACGCCGGGTATGACCTCCCTGAAATGGAAGTCATTTACCACAAGATCCTACCCGCCAAGATCAAGGAAATCGACCTGTTCGGCATTGAGATGTCGATGGGCCTTGAGATGAGTTCCAAAGAGAAGCGGGTTTCCATTTCCGACCGCGTGACCAAAGCCGTCGAGATCGTGAACGAGAACCCGGAGCGTCACTTCCTCTTGTGGCACGACCTTGAAGATGAGCGCATGGCTATCACAAAGGCGATTCCGGAATCTAAGGCGGCTTACGGCTCCCAAGACCTCGATGAGCGCGAGGCTCTGATTGTGGACTTTGCGGAAGGCCGCTTGAAGTATCTTTCGACAAAGCCGAAGATCGCCGGGTCGGGATGTAACTTCCAGCGCCATTGCCGTGATGCCATCTTTGTCGGCATCGGATACAAATTTAACGACTTCATTCAGAGTATCCACCGGATTCACAGGTTCGGGCAGACTGGAAAAGTCACAATCCATGTCATCTATACGGAAGCCGAAGCACCTATTCTGAATGTGCTTTTGCAGAAGTGGGAAAATCACAAGAGGCTGGTAGCAAATATGACAGATATCATTAAGCAGTTTGGCCTCGCAAAAGAAGCCATTTCCACTGAACTGCAAAGGGCAATGGGGCTTCCCCGCCAAGAATGCCAGGGAGAGAAGTTCGTTGCCGTGAATAACGATTGCATCCTTGAGACTCGTAGGATGCCGGATAACACGGTCGATCTAATCCACACATCTATCCCATTCGGGAACCACTACGAATACTCCCCGAGTTACAACGACTTCGGGCACAATACGGGGAATGAGACGTTCTTTGAGCAGATGGATTTCCTTACTCCGGAGCTTCTGAGGATCTTGAAGCCGGGGCGCGTTGCCGCCGTCCATGTCAAGGACCGTATCTTGTTCGGCAATGTTACGGGCTACGGGATGCCGTCCGTTGACCCATTCCACGCCTTGACCATCGCCCACTACATGAAACATGGATTCATCTTCTTTGGGATGATTACCATCGAGACGGACGTGGTGCGGGAGAACAATCAGACATACCGCCTCGGATGGACAGAGCAGTGCAAGGACGGCTCCAAGATGGGCGTGGGATGCCCAGAGTACCTGCTACTCTTCCGCAAACTTCCGTCTGACAACTCAAAGGCGTACGCCGATGTTCCCGTGTCTAAGGAGAAATCAGTCTACACTCGTGGACAGTGGCAGATCGACGCCCGGGGCAAGTGGAACTCTTCCGGAAATCGGTTCATGTCGTCTGAGGAAATCGCAAACGCTGACCTCAAGACGATCTCCCGCAAGTTCAAGGCGTACATGGAAAGTGCCGTCTACAACTACGAAGAGCACCGCACCTTGGCAAATGCCTTGGACGCTTTGGGCAAGCTCCCTGCGACCTTTGAGGCTTTGCAGGTTCCAGCACGTGACCAGGATCGCGTATGGTCCGACATCTCCCGGATGCGTGTTCTGAACTCGGAACAGAAGCGCCGCAATCTCCAGAACCATATTTGCCCTCTGCAATTTGACATAGTGGATCGGGTAATCAACCGTTATTCAAATCCAGGTGAAGTTGTCTTTGATCCGTTCGGCGGGATCATGACCGTTCCCTACCGCGCCGTGCGTCTTGGCCGCTATGGCTATGGGTGCGAATTGAATCCGGTCTATTGGGAGAATGGGCTTGAGTATCTGAAAGCCGCTGAAAAGGATGTAGAGGTCCCTACCTTGGAATCCTTTGACGGCGACATCTTCGGCGCGGGAAATGCAGCCTAGCCAAAGCCCCTTCGCCGCCCTTCGCTTCCTCACCGACTATGGCCTCCAAGTCGGTGAGGTTACTAGGACCTACGCGAATTGCCAGTGTCCTTGGTGCGGGGGCTCCCAAACGTCCCCGCACCCTTTGGGCCTACACCTCCACCGTGCCTATGCCTCATGCTGGCGCTGTGGTAGTAAGCCCCTTGTCCCCACTATCGCAAAGCTCCTTGGCGTCCCCCTCCAAGAGGCCCAAGCCGTCCGGGAAGCCTACTCCTACTCCGAAGGCGTCCCTAGCCTCCTAGCCCCTTCTACGGCCAAATCATGCCATATCCCCGGTTCTCCATTGACGCAAGACTATCGTGCGTATTTGGAGCATAGGGGCTTTGATCCTGACTGGATCGCCTTGGAGCATGGAGTCAAGGCGGCCGGCCCCTGGTGCTTATGGGAAGGAGAGGGGACTACGGCCGATTGGAAGGGCTCTTGGTTCTCCAATCGGCTAATTGTCCCAATCAAGGACCGCTCCGGCCAAGTCGTCAACTTCCAAGGGCGCTCGATCCTCAAAGATGAAAAGGTGCGCTGGAAAGGACCACCCGTTGACCGTGTACCTATGCACCAAAAGCACCTACTCTACGGGCACCATGCTTGCACGGGGGACACGGTGGCCGTGGTGGAAGGGATCTGCGACCAATGGCGGCTAGGGCGTGGGAGCGTTGCGACCTTTGGGACATCGCTGACTGTGACGCAGGTAAGGCTCTTGGGGGCCTTTAGGCGCGTCTTGTTCCTCTTTGACAGTGAACCAGAGGCCCAAGCCAGGGCGGCTAAGTATGCGGCGGATTTGGGGGCTCTAGGCCGCTCTGTAGCCGTTGTAGACTTGGAGCTTACGGGGAAGAGGGACATGGCTGACTTGTCTGAGGAGGGAGCTAGAGCCGTGCGGAAGGAACTTGGGATTTAGTTGTGAAAGGGGCTTGACTTGTCTAGGTTCAGGCGTTATTATTGTCTTATCACCGAGGCTGAACAACGGCCCAAACGACTAGGATGTCAAGATGAACAACGAACTCCAAGACCGCCTGAACGCTCTGCACACCGAAATCGTTGAGTTGCTCAAGGAAGTCGCTGACCGTGCATCTGCAAAGGCCACCATCGCCAATCCGAACTGGGGACACGCTGGGGACTTGGGCCACTACCGCCAATGTCTCCGTGAGGCTTTGGGACTCGACGGCTAATCCGTCTCCGTGGCTTGACAACTCAAGCCCCTTTGTTTAACTTGGATCACAGAACCAAAGGCCGCAGACGGCCCTAACGGAAAAGGAAGATGGAGATGAAAGCTACAGATGGAGACGTGGTGCAGATTATCCAAGACACCGCTCAACACCAGCTCCCGATCGGAACCGTGGTCACTGTCGCAAAGGTGAAGAACGGCGGGGTGCTCGCATATGAAATGGAAGACCCCGGTAACTGGTACGGCCTGAACGACGAAGACTTTGAACCCATCACCCATGAAAGCCTAATGCCCATCGCCACCCACCAGAACCCAGAGACACATATGGAAGAGCTTACCATCCGCCCATTCACCCCTGCCGAAGTGGCCCAAGAAGCCGACTTGGGCATCCCTACCGATGGCGACCATGTAGCTATGCACTATGCGGCTACGTTGGCCCGGCTCGAAGTGGAGTTTAGCATCTTTGCTTCAACGTGCCGGGCGGCTCGGCGTGGCCTTGCAACCGTGACACAGGAAGACGTGCGGCGGGCGGCTCAAGTCGTGGCACTTGTCCCAGGCATCACTGAGGCGTTGCGGCGATGACTGCTCGAATCTTTATCAATGCCGCCATTGTGTCAAAGATCAGAGGTGCAGAAGTGCGTCCAGGGGATCTTGTGCTCTGCACGTTGCGGAAGGTCGGAAAGTGAAACCGCACACCATGTCAGAGATTCGCCAAGGCGTCCGTGCGGCTTTGGAGAAGTGGGGCGGAGTGCCTGATGTGTTCCACCCGGCCCAAGGCACCGAGGCCGTCATGGGCGTCTTACTCAAGTACATTCCCGTGGAGCATTTTAACCGTGGGGACGTCGAAAGCGACTTAGTCCTTGTGGAACGTAAGGAGCTTGAGGCGTTGAGGGCGTTCCATACGGCTTGTGGGGGTCGTGCGCCAAACCCCTATGGACTCAGTGAGACGTGGGTGCCGGGATGAACCCCGAATCCAAGGCCGCAAACGCCTCCATCGCCCATCGCAAAGGCTCCGATTGTGCTAGGATCGTTGCCGACTTGAGGCGGAATCCCCGGCACGGTTGCACTTGTGAAGAGCTTGAGCAGTTCCTCAACATGAAGCATCAGACTTGCTCGGCACGTCTAAGAGACTTGTTCCTTGAGGGTGCTATTGTCCGCACTGGAGTCAGGCGCCCTACGGAATCGGGACGCATGGCGGCTGTGTGGAAGATTGCTCCTAAGCCTTTGGAGCCTTGTATCTGCGCTTGATATTGGGCGGCATGGCTATGTTACTGAACGGGAAAAGGACCATGCCCCCTTCGCCCATGTCACGGATGGGACATAAACGCCCCCGGAGTGAATGGGCCTTTTATCTACCCAGCGTCAAGGCCATCTAGTAGGGCTGGATACCTTGGCGGCTGGAATCCCTTGGGGCACTTGCTCCTTGGGACGCTTTGGGACCTTTAGCTCAGTTGGTTAGAGCAAGCGACTCATAATCGTTGGGTCCGGGGTTCAAGTTCCCGAAGGTCCATTCCACACAATAATAAAGGATGCCGCGATGAGTGATGAAGACTGCGAAGGGTTGCTCGATGTTCTGGAAGCAATCGCTACAGAACCGAAGGAGCTTGACTTCAACGCCCTCAATGAGGCGTGCTGGACGTTTCTGAGTGCCTGGCGTGAGCACACGGATCAGAAGATTTCCCCGCGAACATGGAACAACTTGAAGCCCGTGATCCGGGCAACGATCACGGACTATTTGAAGAAATGCCCTAAATAAGCAAGGCCCCGGGGAACCTAAGTCCTCCGGGGCCTCTTTGCGTCTAGACCGCCTTGCCACCCCTGCCAAGGGGCCTAGTGCGCTACTTCTGCCCGTCTTGCCATGCTCCCCAGCCCCATAGCTGGCAAGCATCCGCGATCATGTTCACCCGGTTGCGGTACAGGAACCGCTTGTACCACGGGAATCCTTTACGTAGGAGCAAGGCACAGTTCCTCCGAAGTCGCTCATTCGCCCGGGTGAATGCCCCAAAGCTCCTGTCGGCTTCATGCTCATATTCCCAGTCATGTACAACGGCGGCGGCGGCAAAGTAGCCCAGATAGTCAGTGATGGCCGCTCTAGCACACTCCGGCATCCAGTCCGGGCCGATGCCGTTGCTACATGCCTCTACAGCCTCTAGGGACGCCAGCTTGAGGCTCTGAGGCATCTCAAGGTCGTAGGTGTAGCACTGGGCCAAGAGGTCCGCTGTGTCGCCTCTAGCGCCCATGCTCTGTCGCCTTCTGGACGATCTTGCCCACGAGAGCCAAGCCAGCAATCACACCCATGACGGGGGGCGGCAAAAGGGCCTGCACCTGTGGGAGGTATTCGTACACGGACCCAAGGGCAACAATGATTCCGAGGCCCCATGTGGAGATGCGACTAGCTTCATGCTTGATTGTCTTTTTCACGTTGCGTCCTTGATCGTGAGGGTTGCTTGCCCGTGTTTGCGGAGTAGGGACATAATCATCGAGACGGCGGGGGCGCAAAGGCCTATGCGGGGCTTTGGGGCGAGGGCCTGTAGCTGGGTGCCCACTAGGATGCAACCGTGCGTATCGGCCTTGACGTTGCCCCCGTGGAACAGGATGCCTTGGAAGCCGGGGACGTTCTCGACTCCGGGAAGCTCCTTTTTGAACCGATTGGAATACCGGATCTTGACTGGATAGGTGCCGGCTTGGATGGCCGTGTCTCCCCACACCTTTACGCCCTTGTCCCTTATGGGGTCTTCAAGCGTGTGGCACTTGTAGACCATGGCATCCCCCTCAAAAGCCATTAAGGTTCCAAGGGTGCCATTGTCACAAGTGGGCTTCCGGGTGACTTGGAATAGTAGGGTCACAGTCAAACCTTGATCTTTTGAAAGTGTGCATACCATGTGAGTGGGACAGTACCGCCGCCCGTGAACAGGGCGTTGAATGTCGCTGTGATCGAGTTAGCCGCCCCTGTGAGGATGAAGTACCTAACGGGTGCCGTGTGCGTGGCGTCAAGCACCGACGACACATTCATTGATGTGTTTAGGTATGCCGCCCCGCTGATTCCCGGAGTCCCGGTCCCTGCGGATATTGAGAACGTGCTAATTACCGCCAATGGCGACTTGCCTGTCCAGTCAATCGACCAATCAAGATGCACGGCCCATACACCAGGGCCAAGCGATCCTGCACTATTAAGCACCACGGGGCTACTCGCGGCGGATGTCAGGTTTACTGTGTCTGTATTCGACTGGAGATTCCCAGACGCAAGAGTAAATGACTCCAGGACATCAAGTCGCACATCTAGGGCCGTGTCCGCATTTTGCCGTGCAGTGATCTCGTCATCTAGGGCGTCAGACAGATCCGTAGCAACAAACGACTTCAATTCCCCCAAAGTCATCTGCCGATCTCTATTCTCATTTAGCGTCTCGGCATCAACGACATGGAGCAAATCGGCGTCTGTGAGTGCGTGAGCCGCAACGCCGGAGCCGCCTGCAAGCGTGGGGAGCATGGGAATAGTAACAAGGGCCATAGGGTTACTCCTTCACCGATGCCAAAGGCGCATTTGCATCTTGGCACTCGGGGCAGTGTGGGGTGGGTTTCGGAAGTCTCTTTTTGGCAAGCATAGTGGCATTTGCCGGATTAGCCGATGCCATGACATAGGCCGCCGTAGACACCCCGGCAGATAGGGCGCAAAAGGTCATGGCAACGGCGTACATGGTGATCCTAATGACGCTCATGCAACATCCCCACGGCGAACGCCCTTTGTCTCTTTGAGTGGGTTGCAGTGGGGGCATGATGTCTCCAGGTTGCGTAGGCGTGCGTGGTGGTCGTTGTACTCGGAGCGTGGGACGTACTTATCAGAAATCGACTTTAGGAGGTTGTCTTCCCGGGTCTGTAGGTACTTGGCGAACTCGTCGTCTTTGCGGACGTTCTCAGCAATGGCTTTCTTGGCGTCCGTAAGGAACTTCATGGCAAGCACCACAAGAGCCAAGACGCTTGCAACGCTTACGGTGCCGAAGATGGGGAGGTAGCCGGGAGGCACGGTCATGGGTTACGGCTGTCCAATGTCGGCCTGGTAGTGCATACCAACCGAAGTGAGAACGGCGTCTCCTGTGTAGGTGTCGGCGGCGTCCGTGGGGGCGCGGAATAGGCGGAATAGAAGGCGGCTGTTGTATGTGTGGCCCGTCCCGGACAACGTGAAGTCGGCACGCTTATCGGCCCATGCGGTTGTTCCTGCGGCCGCTGTTGACGTCGACGTGCTTGGTGTGGGCCATACGGCACCACCCTCTACCCACTGGTACTCGATCTGCCATTTGACATCGCCTCCGGTTGCCGTAGCTGGAGTCCAGTGGACATGAAAGACCATGTCCGTTCCGGCCTTGTAGTCATGCTGGACATCAACGTGATAGAAAAGCTCCTCGGTTGTCGTGCCGCCGTCAAAGCCAAAACTCTTCATACCACCGCCAACCACCGTAACGACCCCAGGGGCGGAATTGGTGATCGGGAGGCTCTGCATGATTGCTTCACGGGTAACTGGGGTTCCGATGGAAATGGAATCCGTCGTGAGGTCCCCGGTAACGTGCAGATCACGTCCCGCCGTGATGTCCCTTGTTGCATGGACATCTTCACCCGCCGTAACGTCTCCGACTGCGTGGACTCCACCGCCTGCCGTAACATCGTCGTCGGCATTCACAGATCCAGACGTATGCACGCCCGTAGTCGCTGTGAGTTGTGCGAACGTCTCATTGGCGTTCCGCATGGCCGCATAGATCCATCCGGTACCGGGGATATTGATTCCCCACGCATTGCCGCCATTGGGACTGTCGGAAACGATGCCCGCGCGGACAAAGGAGCCTACATTAGCGGCCCAAAGTGCCAAGGTGGTGCGGATGAATCCGAATTGCTTTGGTGTCGTGCTCATGTTACCCCAATGTATCTGTCAGAGCTTCCGCCCCGGAAAGTGTGTCTTGGTAAGTCTCGGTCCCCGTGAAGCCGTCCTGCAATGTCTCGGCGCGCTCTGTAGCCTTGGGAGTCACGAGGATCAAGCCGTCCACGGTGGTAAGCGTATTGCCGTCCGTGGTCCCTATGTAGTCCGCTGGATATGCCCCCACGCCCGCCGGGGCCATGCGCTCCAACTGATCTATGGCTATGGGCGTGGGAGCCGTACCGTCAATGAAGAATGCGGCGTGGTAGTGCGGGGCCACGTTCTCGTTCAGGTATTCGATGTCCGTGTACCCGTATACGGCTTTGAGGTAGTTACAGATTTCGTCCGGGTTGCCGTTGATCGCCGTAGCCGCCCGGGCCTGTAGGACTTTGCGATAATCGGTGTCGGAGCGGCCTTGGCGGGACTCGTTGTAGATACGTCCCATAAGGTCCAAGAGGGTACCAGTGGCGTTCTTGAGCCATAGTGCGTCCCGAAGTTGGAATGCACCTTCCTCGATGCCGTTGGCCGGGGCTAGGTTGGCAGATATGAGTCCTTTGAGGATTGTGCTCATCGGTTATCCGCCTTATACTGCTCAAGGAGTAGTGGCTGGAGATAGGCTGGATAGCCCGGGATTCGGAGAATGTCATTGGACGGCATAGGATAGGATGCCGTGATAGGCGTGATGTCAACGCCAGGGCCGGAAATGGTGTAGTCGGCTTCTGATACGTCTGATATGAGAGGACCGTAGAATGTCACAGCCTTGAATAGTGTGTTGGATGTGATCTTGATCGGCCCGGTAAGGACAGGGCTTGTCGCCGTGGGGGTTGAGCCGTCTAGCGTGTAGCGGATTGTCCCCATAGCGACCGTAGCCCCAATGTACTGGACACTGGTGTAGGAGCCGGACGGCGGGTAGATTATGGGAGGGTCGGCAACGTCCGGCACGTTCCCGCTGTCAACGATGAGGCGCAAGGCAAATGCGCTTGCGTTTTCGCTGTTGCCGGTAAATGTCGATCCGACTAGGGACAGGAAGACATTGGACGCATCTATGTATGCTGTATTGCAATAAGGCGAACCCACATTGTCAGTCGTGAATCCCCATGACGCATTCCCGAAATCGTTACTGTAGTACCATGCCCCGCCATAATAACCAGCCTTCCCGGTTGGCTTGGCATTGAACCCGAACTCATCCGTCCCGTTGACATCCCATCCGCTCGTGCTTTTGAGCTTCCCACCGGCAACAGCGTTGCCACCGCAAGCGTTTGCCAGATCTTGCCACTCGTTGTCGGAGTAGATTGGCCCTGTCGGGATGTGGCACCCTGGAATGACAGCCGCCGCGAAATCCTCACGGCGGTAGTAAGTGCCACCAAGCACGCCGACACCACGATATGCCAGATCCTCCGCCAGCCACCACTTGCCATCGGGCATCAGGACGGTACGGTACCGCTTGCCATCGCGGGTGTCGAGCTTATAGCCGAATTGCGGCATTAAGCCACCACCACGCGATCCAATGCGAATGTCGCATAGTGCCTAGACGACACGGCGAGCTTGGGGTCCATGCTGTACATGGGCGTGTCGCCTGCACTCGCCGTGAGGGCGTGCAAGATCGTCACCTGCGTAACCCCCCCCACCGTGAAGATGGGTGAGTAGAACTTCTGCCGGATCATGTCGTCCCCAAGGCCCATGTTCTCCGTGCCCCAAGCGACGATAGCTTCCTTGATGGCCTGTCCCATGTCGGCGGGTAGCTCTTCTTCCGGGTTGAGCATAGTCACCAGCACCTGCACCCATGCGTACAAAGGCTGGGGGCGGCTGAAATTGACCCTGTGGGACTTTCCATCGGCTCCCGTAACGACCGGGCGCAAGTCGGTGGGTGTCGTGTCAAAGTTGCCATAGAACCCGATGCCGCCCGGGGCCGTGGTCCAGATGGCCGAAGCTACTGCCGTGTCGTTGCCCCCTTCGACAACGCATTCCAACCAGTGCGCCGGACGTCCTTCGGCGTCTGTATCGTTCTCCCGGTTGCTTGTCACATCGGCAAAGGAAACGCCGTCAACGCGCAGAAGGGCATTTCGGATAGCGTCCTCCGTGGCCGTTCCGCTACGCATCTGACGCAGGCGGCGAAGCCTCAAGGCCGTGTCTGTCTCCGTGTCGGTTCCATTAGCTCCCGAAACCGACTGTGTGATAGAGTCCCATCCGGTGATCGGGGTTGCGATGGTGTCCAGCGTGTAGGCGTCTACGGCACGTACACCCACAAGGTCACACGTGTAGTTGCCCAAGACGCCCTGGTAGCTGTCCGAAGTCGCCAGCAACCCGGTAACAGTCGTGATGGCCGTGGTAGCGGGGAACACGATCTCCACGAAGTCGGAGCCACTGATCGCGACATATCGTGACGCGGCCCCGGCGATAGAGGCCATGACAAGCGGGGCAAACGATGCCTCAATGAATTGGGCAACGGTACCATGCACCTCTGTATCGTAGGTGGCCCCGCAGTCGATTCCACCAGCGATTACCCGCATGATGTTGCCGTCTGCAAATCCAGAGGCGACCTTGAGCCGTACGGCCTTGAACGCTCCTGTGGGATCTGCCACGCCCACGACATCGGGATCCAGTGCGTAGGTAGTAGGCGCCCCGGCGGCTTTGACCTTGGACCCGGCGGGCACCGTGACAACGGTGGCAAGGGTTAGCCAGTGCAGGACATTTGTGGCCCTTGCCGCCGTGGGAGCTAGGCGCGTGACGCCTGTTTCCGCGCAAATCTCGTCTAGGGAGACACCGGAAGCTGTGTCAGGGTCGCGGGCGGCTAGTAGCTCTTGGTTCATCTCCCAAAGGTCACGGTCACGCTTGGACATTAGGGCGATATGCTGGCCCAAGTAGCCTTCGGGCGATAGGTCTACGTCAAGTCCCCACACCGCCTGATAGGATGCCTCAAGGCCCTGCCGCAACTCGGTGAGGGTCGGGATCGTCAAACCGGCTGTAGTGATGTATGAACTCAAAGTGCGACCTCCGTAGTGTTGAAATATAGGAGATCATCTGTCCCAGTGACACGAAAAGTGACAGTTAATTTCCGGGCCTGCCGGTCGAAGACAACGGATAGCGTCTCGATGGTCTGGACCCCCTGCACCTTCTGGATTTCTAGGGAGATCATGTTGCGGATGTTGTTCAGATCCGGGTTCTTTTTGAAGACGGTCCCGAAGTAGTCCACGCCGATAGAGAGGTCAAGCCAGAACTCCCCTCGGAAGGTGCGTAGGCGGTTATCAATCCTCTGATCTAGGGGCGTTGGGGACGTTGCGATCTGGTTGTTTGCGTCTAGGAAGAGATCATGATTGATTGGGTCAAGGGCAAACGTGAGGCTCATGCCAGTAGTCCTTTCAAGGCGGCTTTGTCACTTGGTAGGGCCGTGGGTGCAAGGGCCAATGTGGAGTCCGTGACCATGGCGGTGAAGCCCGCATTAAGATTAGCAAGCGGCCCCGTGGCGGCTGCCGTTAGTGTCGTGAAGTTGGTCTGGATCGACTGCTCCAAAGCAATTAGGGCCGTCCACATCTTATCCATCTCTGTTCTGAGGTCGGTTTCCTTGTTCCTTAGATCCAGCTTGCCGCCCTTGCCGCCAATGACCTCCCCTTGCTCCCCGGCCAATCCAAAGTCAGCCCCGCCAAGGTCCAAAGGCGGCACGGCGCTTGTCTGAAAGAGGCCCGGGACGGCAATGCAGTCGTGGAGGGAAAAGCGTGTCTGGTCCTCTGCATCTTGGACGCCCTGACCATTGAGCCAATTGCCAATGGCACTCTCGGCAAAATGCAGGAGTACGCCGTCTCCCGGTTGCAAAGCCGCTGGAATAAGCCCGAACCGCTTGCACCCCGGCCACACGACAGGAACGTGCGTTATGGGCTTGATCTCAATGATGTCGCCATGCAAGGAGCAAAGGCGTACCATAGGCACCACAACGGCTAGGCGGCTCTTTGGATCGTAGCTCTGGATCTTCCCCGGTAGCGTTGTGTGTAGCTCCTCAAGACGGCTCTGGAGCCATGTGTCCATAACGTCCACGGGGTTATTGTCGTCGTCCATCATTGGGCACCTCCGTAGACATGCCCCTCAAAGGTGCAGAGGAAATTGCCGTCCGGGAAACCTACTCCCACGGACCCCTCAAACTCCACGGAATCGACAAGGAGCGTTGAAGACAGGGACGGCACTTCCACGGTCGCCAGGGTGTTCGGGGCGATCTTGGGGTTTAGGAGGCACTTGACTTCGTAGGTGCGGGGGACGGGGACTTTTGTGAGCTTGCCGTCTTTGCCCTTGACCATCTTTGGCGGGATGTTACTCTTTGTCTTGTCGGAAAGGGACAAGAAGCCTGTGCCGTGAGGGGCACCGTTGAACCCTTCGACTGTGAGCCATGCCGAGGCCACCGTGTAGGCTTGTGTCTCATCTACCGGATAGACGAAAAGGGACGCATTGTCTATGTAGAACGTCCAGCCGATAGGGATCAGGCATTGCTTGCGGAATGCGTCTAAGGCGCCCCGGACACCACCGGCCACTACGAAACCGTTTGTGAGCGTGGTTTCCGGGACTCCTTGAGAACCGAGGACGGAAAGGCCCGTGATAGTCTGGAAGTCGAGTAGGATTTGGCGGATGGGCGTTCCGGGGGCGTAGGAGAGGGACACCGGGATGCGGTTGACGGCGGATGCGGCTTTGGCCTGCTTCTGCTCATAGGACGCTTTGGGGTTGTTCTCCGACCATCGGGCGATGTCCTCAGATCCCAAGGACTCTGTGAGACTTGAGATACAAGGGAGCGTTGTAACCCAGTCCGTGCCGACCTTTTTGGAGTTGGCCCCTGCCGTCACAGATCGCCAAAAGATGCCCACGGGTCCCGTCATGTCCCTGTAACCAGCAGAAAAGCGAACGCGCATCCCGGGAGCGGTCAGCCGCGCCCGGGTCTCCGGCTTTGCATTGTAGATTTTGAACTCTGCCGTATTTTCAGCGTAGGTCTTGGACCTTTTGACTTTGAACTCGATGTCAAGGCCCGATACGACAAGGCCCAAGCCTTCGCCCTTGCCGACTAGCTGCCCCGATGAATCCACTTTCGCAGGGTCATAGACGACAAGCTCCACCTGCCGCTCCCACGCCTTTGTTTCCGTGCAGTTGAAGACGCCGATGTTATCCGATGCCAAGGGACTCCTCCCACAGGTTCAATTCGTCGGCATCTAGCCAATAGAGATTGTGCGTGGTGCCTAGTCCCTCGAAGGTGGGGTACTCCGGGGCCGTGTCCGTTTCGGGGACCAGGATGAAGTCGCCTTGGATCTGGGCAAGGGCACGATGGGAGTACAGGAGGGGAAGTGCCGGGACGACTTTGCGGCCAAGGATAATCGGCGTTTCATCGGCTTGGAGGATGTCAATGAACCAATGTTGCCCACGGCCGTTCCAGTCCAGTCGGAGGGAAAGCGCCTGGTCGCCTAGGGTGATTTGCTGGGTGAAAGCGGCAGCGGTGTCATTGAATACGGGTATTTGGATCATTAGGAACCCTTCGCTCCGGATGCGGCTGTGACGGGGATCTTTTTCCCGTTTATCAAAAGATACTCCTTACCGTCCGAACCTGTGGCCCGCTCGATCTTCCCCGTGCTTTTCCCGCCCGTCTTCCCGACCTTGCGTGGCTTTGTCGCCTGTTTCCCTTCGGCGGATTTGAAGTTGGGGCGTGTCACGTTAGTCAATGCGACTTCTGCCAATGTGACGAATTTGACCTCTTGGAACTCCACCTTGAACTTCCCTGCGCTCCCGGTGTCCTTGTCTCTGTCGGTGCCTACTTTGGTAATCGTCACGTCAACGTACTTACGCAACCCGGTAACAATGGTGCACACCTTCTTGGCCTTCATAAGGGCTTCAAAGGCGTCAAAGGCGCTTTGCACCCGGTTCGGCTGGCGCATGAGCCCGGCAAAGTCGGCGTCGGTGAACTTCATGCCGCCCTGCTGCCCAAGTAGCCGGCCGTAGGAATCCGAAATGTCCTGCACGAATCCCGAGAGCCAATCCTTCTTCTGTGACTGCTGGATCTTATTGTAGATCTGCTTGATTTGCTCCTCGTTCCATGCGTTCTCAGATCCTGTATTGTAACCGACAGTGAACGGGGAATTAGTCACAAATCCGGTGAGGGAGCCTTTGCGGGGCTTGATCTGGATGTGGTCGGAGATCAAAGAGCCGTCTTCTACGGCATGTTCCGTGACGGCGTTCTCCATTGTGTGCTGTTCGTCAAGGAGCAAGTCAAACTTGATCGAATCGACAAAGTAGCCCTCCGTCTTGAAGAAAAGGCTACTTGAGATTGTCGGCTGACCCTGCCCAGCGCCGGGGGTGCCTGTATTGGCCATGGTCTAGGCTCCTTTATACGGTTGCATGGCGCAATTCGATGAATGCACCCTGGAAGAAGCGTGCGGCGGCGGATTCGCCCATGGTCTTAATGGGGTCTTCGGCGTTCACGGTCAAATTGTTGTTCTGGGTGATGTTGGTGATGGGCTGTTTGGCTGACTTACCGGACAGAATGGCGTCGATCTTGTCCGTGAGCTTCATCTTGGCGTCACCGTGCTGACGCTCTCCCATTAGATCCCACAGTTTCAATATCGCATCGCCCCTGCTCTGTGCGTCCTTGGCGGCATCTGCTGTGTATGCCTTGGTGAATCGTCCAGGGCTGTAGTCCGCGATGTTCTCATCTACCGTAGAGGCGTTCTTCTTGAAGCTAGAAAGGCTCTCAATGCCGAGTTTGTCCCCTGCCCACCCAAGGAACTTGAACACCTTTGAGAATATCTTTGCAATCCCCAATCCGATGAAGTCATACCAGTCACGAAACATACCGGCCAAGCCGAACACAGCGATCTTGCCTAGATCAATGTCGAGCATGAACTGTTCCCACAGAATCAAGGCCCCACCGATTGCCGTGCCGACTAGGTGGAATGCGTCTGCAAGTAGCATGGCGATGTCCACGGCACCCATACCATGCTCCATGAATACAGCAAGCATCTTACCGATCATCAACCCGGTACCTTCAAACTTTACCCAGATTGCGGATATGGCCCTGAGGACTTCCTTGAGGAGTGGGAGTAACTTATCTCCAATCGCGGCGCCCATCATGCGGATGTTGTCCCGCATCGTGGACAGCATACCGCTCCACGTCTTTGCGCCCTCTTCCGCGCCCTTGTAGAACTTGCCGCCTTGGGCCGTTGCCGCCGCTAGAGCCTCTTGGACCATGGCGGAAGAGATAAGACCCTTCTCCATGTCCTTGCGAAGTTGCTCCATGCTCTTTCCGGACTTGGCCTGCCAATAGGTCAGAGGGTTCCAGCCCTGCAAGGCGAACTCACGCATGTTGTCGCCCTGCAACCGGCCCAAAGACATCACCTGTCCATAAGTGAGGGCCATGCGACTTAGCTTCGCTTGGTCGCCAAGGGCAACGTCTCCAAGCATCTTGAGGTCGGTAAAGGCGCTCTTGGCGCTCATGCCCATGGCGATAAGCGTCTTTGTGTTTTCGGCTAGTCCCGCTGTTTCAAAGGGGCTTACGGCGGCGTACTGGTTCACTTCTTGGTACAGGTACTTCGCGGCTTCAAGGTCGCCAAGGAGCACCTTGAACTGGGTCGTCACGTCCTCTTTTTGGGATGCAGCGTTGATTGATCCCATGACACCGGCAACGAGGGCGTCAAATCCCTGTTTGGCGATGTACATCCCGGCGGCGAACAATGTTGCCTTCTTGAGTAGGCTTCCAAGGCCGTTCTCAATGGAATCAAGGCCAGGGCCGGTACTCTTCGACTCGGCACCTAGACGCCTTACGCTTGCAGTTACCTTATCAACGCCCTTGGCCGCACCTTCCGAAGCGTCCTTGACCCGTGTGATGCCTCCAACGATCTTCCCCATGCCTTCCGGGAGGGCGGGACCGATGAACCCCATGTCGCCTGCAATTAGACGCGGCCCCTTGGTGCCTGGGATGCGTGGTGCCGCCCCTCCCGGAGCCGATGGCAACTTAGGCAGGAGGCCGGGCGTCTTTGCCACCTCGTGCATTAGAGCGTCAAACTCCCTACGCGCAGCCGCAAATGCTCCTACGGCATTGACGGCAACGTTAGTGAGTCGCGATAGTCCGGCTTCCGCCTTTTGCATCCCGGCGGCGTCAACGTCGAAGCCGAGTTTGGCGATCAGTTCCTGTACTACCATGTCGCCTTACCCCTTATTCTCCGGTTGCATGAACTCCCGCCATGCCATGTTGTAATCGTCTTCCATGTCCATCAACGCATTCAGCTTTTCCACGGTTTCCCAGTCCAATAGCTCTGGGTCGTGGACATCCCGCAAAGCGACCTTGCCCGCTAAGACAAGGCGCCATACGGGATATTCGGCTGTCAGGTCGTCGTGGAGCTTTCCGACTGTTCCGACTGCTCTGCGGTCTCTGTTTTGCCTTGCAGTTGCGCGTCCAAGGAACTCATTGCCTTGGTCGCAAGCCCATAGAGGCTCTTGACCTTGGCCCCGAAAGGGAGGCAGTAGCCGATTACCTCCATGGCCAATTTGACGACAACGGCAAGGTCATCGTTGCAGACGTGGGAGATGATCCCCGAGTTGTCCAAGAACTCATCGTCGCCATTGGTCCCACGGACGCTGGTGGTCGCAAAGAGGGATAGGAGCAACTTCTCCATCTTGTCCTCGTCCATGTCCGTCAAGGCCGTGCAAACGGCATTTACAGAGGAGCCGATGTCGAAGGAAACCGCCGACTTGAGCATATCGCCCACCGTGGCCCCCGATGCTCCCGCCATGCCGACCTTGAGTCCGCTGATGACGGGGAGCACCGTAGTAGCCAGCATCTTGGAGACACTGGCCTGCTTGAGGACGGGGAGCTTACGGATCTTGAAGGTGGCCTGGAAGCCGTCTTCGCCGTAGATCGTGACTGTCTTGAAAGAAACCGTGGGGGTGGCCATGGCTTAGTTTCCTCCTACGACGTTCTCGCCAATTCCGACGATGTTCCATTCGCGATTCTTGATCGTGGTGCCATAAGCGGCAGACGGCTCGCCCATGATCCGGGAGGCCGTGAGGATGGTTGTCGAGGCACCCCGGCTGTCCTTGAACGTGAGGGGCATAACGCCTGCACCACTGATCCTGTCGAGCTTGAGAGCGGCACTGAATGCGTCATTGGTCTTGGATGTTTGGGCAAGGGACACCTTGCACTTGTAGTACACGGAGTTTTGGGCCATGGAGAGATCCCCATCGGCTCCAAGTACCTCTGTGAAGTCGGGTCCCGAGGGTTCCACGGTGAACACGTCATCGGCGGCAAAGCCCGTGACGATGATGGGCCCGTAGGTGAGTGTGCAGCCTGCGAGGCTAAATGTTCTGAGTGCGGCCATGATCTATGCTCCTTTACCCTGCAACCTGGACGGTGACTTGGATGTTATTGACCGATCCCGAAAGCGTGTAGCTTGCCGTGATGCCGGTGATGGTGCGGGTTGCGATGTCTGTCGAGGACGCATCGGCGGGAAGGGGCATGGTGACCACATCCGTACCGGGAACAATGCCGCCTGCCTTGACGCCCTTTGCAAGACTGCCCTTGAGCGTTCCTTCGACCATCTGGTATCCGGCCGGGGTGCGGGGGATCTTGAGGGCCTGGGCACGTAGGACCATGTAGTCGAGGGCAATCTGCGTGTCCTGCCAGTCAATGAACCGCTGGTCGTCGATGTACCGGGCGGTCTTGGCGCACTGTCCGGCATAGGTGCTGGAGATACCGGCGATCAGGACATACACGTTGCAATTCTTGGCACGGATGTAGTCGTCCTGGGCGCTTGTGAGGTTGTCCGTGGAGACACCAGCCATGTTCTTGAATGCCCAATCAGAGGCACCCGGGTCATACGCCAACTGGTCACCAATCCATGCGGCCATGAGGTACTGGGAGCTGTCGGCGTGGTAGACGGCGAAGGTCCGCTCGTAGTTCATGAGCATTGCGTATTCGGGAAGCGATGCCGTACCAGAGACGCCTGTGTTGGCAGTCATGATGGCGGCATCCGAGTCCTGGAAGCCGTACATCTTCTTCTGCGTCTCTGCCCACGACATCCATGCCTTTGTCTTTGTGGCGTCAATGGGGGTCGTGATGGCAATCGTGATGGCTGTTCCGCCTGTGACAGTTGCGGTGGCGTAGCGCATGTCCGTATTGGGGACGGTGGCTGTGGCGGCGAACACCACGGTCATTGTGTTGCCGGCCACGGTAGCAACGGCTCCGGCGCCCAAGGCCGTCTCGATGGCAGTCTCCCAAGCGGCCATGGTGGCGGCGTGAGAGGTCGCATAGGTGATGTTGGCGACAGAGGTGCCGTTGATCGAGGAGGCGATCACGTTGCCGGTGGTAAGTGCAGTCGAGAGGGTGAACACGAGGGACCGATTGCCCACGACTTCAAAGGCGTACCAGTCGTCCGATCCTGCACGGATGGCGGCGCCCGAAGCGTCTACGGAAGCATCGCCCGAGTCGATACGGCCAACGAGGATCTTGGGAACACGGGGACTCTGGGCAAATACCGAAGAGGCCCACAGGTACACCGAATCCGTAGCCAGCCAGCCGTCCGAGAGCATATTGGCCGTGGAGGTGTAGGACTTTGCGCGGCTACCGACACCGGAGGCCGTGAAGCCCCTGGTACCGGCCGTAAACTGGCAAAGGACGCCGGGAGTTCCGAAGCCCGGGAGCGTGGCAACCGTGCTGGTGCGTGTGGTGGTGGTCTGGACGACTTGCGAAATGCTGGGCATTTAGACTCCTGGGTTCGTTGCTATTGAGTGGATTCGATGGTGTCCACCTCGATGGTGTCCACACGGTTTAGCGTTTCCGTAACCCGGGAGGCGATGGAAACTTGGATGGTCATTCGGCTCTGTCTCTTCCACTGGTTGTCCAGATTGTAAGAGACATCGTCTATGGTTCCAGCGTCAACAAAAGTGACATATTGGCTAGAAAGTACGGTCTTGATCGACTCAAGTGCCAAAGATTCGCGGATAGTTTGCAGATGGGAGCCGTTGCCGTTGACCTCCCAGAACACCAAGGTCCCGATGTAGCCTTGGACATGACCGCGAAGGTCGTTTGTGTCTAGCCCCTCAGTGTAGGGCGTTGAGCCGATGGGGTCCAATTGGGGCGATCCCTGCACGGCAACATAGCGGCCTGTGATTGGGGCACTTTCGTCCTGCTGGTCTTGGATCACGGGGACGGGCGGGAGGACTTCCGGGTCCATTGCGTCCGGGGTCCATCCGGGGTTCAATGCAGCCATAGCCAGGGAGTAGCCCCATTGGTAGATGAGGTCGATTACATCGGTACTCATGCGACTTGCCCCTTGTATTCGGCGTAATACTTATTATGTCGGATGAGCTGACCTTGGTGAGGCTCCTTGCCCACGATCTCCCAAAGGCTCCCCTGCCACTGGACAACATCGGGGGCGGCTGTGGAGCCTTCTAAGGGGGCTACAAGGGCCGAGGATGTGTAGATGACTACGAGGCCTTTGTCGAAGCGCCCCGGCTCCCTAGACATGATCCCTTGGCCGCCATTCTGCACGGTGGCCGGTTGGACATCCATCGAGACGGTGACAGGACTTGATGTCTTGGCCCATACGCCATTGACTAGGGCGCGAGTGGAGCGCAGGACCGTTGTAGGGAGGGGGAATAGGCTCACTTTTTGACTCCCGACTTCATGCGAACTACAAAAGTGACGCCTTGCCGCAATGCACCCGTGTCGATAAGGGGCTTCGAGCTTCCCTTGCGTGCAATCGTGTAATCCGTATTTGGGGCGAAGCGTTCCACGGTGAATGACCGCTTGACTTCCGATGCCCCAAGGTTGCCAATCCTCTCAAGGGCGATTTTGGTAGACATCCGGCCTGCGTAGATCATTTTCACAAGGTCCCGCATTACGCCTTGGAACTTTGCCCCTTCGCGGTCCATCGTCTGTTTCATAAATGGGCGGGCGGGCACCTTTGGCTTTACTCCCGGGGCACTTCCTACCTCGTTCGCCGTGGCTACTTTGGCGTTTGTCATGCCCATTTCCCCGGGATGTGGCTTGTCCTTCTCAGACGGGAAGCCCACGGCCGCATAGCTGTTTTTCGCTAGGGACAAATTGGCAAGGATCACGGGCCACAGGTTTGACTTGACGGTTACTCCTGCGGCCATGGCTCAATGCCGCCCAAGGACGAAAGGAATCCCGGTGACTTGGACGCCTGCACCACTCCTACGAATGAGGCTCTGCAACTCCTTACCATAGGGCGTGGAGTCTAGGCCGATGTCAGATCCATTGCCGCCCTTTGCTTGGGCGTAGGAGACGGACAGGTCGCCTTCGCTCTTTGAGGCGATGGGACCAGATGCCCCGCCTACAAAGGCACTGGAGCCGCTTGCAAGGCAAAGGGCATGAGCGGCACGGAGAGCCACGGCCAAGGGACGATTCACCCCGAAATATGTAGGAGACGTGCAACTTTCCGCAATGGACAAATGTGTCGTGCGGGATGCTTCGCCGTCAAATGCGGGGGCATACGCCGAAAGGATTTCCGAGGCCGTGGGCATCTCCGGCTACCTTACTTCTTGCCCTTAGTGCCGTTCTTCTCGACTTCCTTGATCCTACGCTCAATGGCGCCCTTGACGACATCGCGACCGTCAAGTTCCGGGGCGTCCAGGTACTCGGTGAGGATCTGGATGTCCACGATCTTCTTCACGATGTCACGGGCTTCCGAGTCGGTCAGGTCCACGAGGTCCTTTGCGACAAGGCCAGCGATGCGACCGCCGGGACCCTTCTTCACGGCGAGGTGGTGCTCGACAAAGCGGCCCTGGTCCTTGACTTCCTGGGACAGGGAGGCGGTGTCAGTGACGATCAGATCCTTGACCCAATCACGGACGACTTCCCACAGGTCCAGTGGGACGGGGGTGATGGCTCCCGGGATGCAAAAGGCACTTCCAACACCTTCGCTGGTGAAATGCTTGATTCCCTTGCCGGTCCATTCGATGAGGGCGTGGGTGCCCTTGATCTCTTCAGCCTTTGCGACTTCGGCGGCGGCGGTTGCTTCGGACATATTGATACCTCGTTTGCTCTAGTTTGGGGTGGTGGATGAGACCCGAGGACCGCTAGGCCCCCGGGTCCCTAGTGCGGAGGGATACTTAGATGGCGTCCATGTAGGCGACTGCCGGGAGGCGGTAGATCCTGGTGCCGCCCGTGCGAGCCTGGGCCGGGACATCATAGGCGAGGCCGTCCTGGATCGGGGCGAAGAACTCCATGGTCACCGGGAGGAAGAACTCCAGGCAATCCTTGTCGTTGTTGTACAGGACGGCGCGGGTGCCGCCTGCGCTCGAAGCCGTGTTCAGTTCGGGAAGACCGACCACCTGGGTGATACCGAGGTCCATCAGCATCTTCTTGAGAGCCGACAGGATGGTGTCGCCAGTCGGGTTCGCGCTGTTGAGCAAACGGCTACCGAGGTTCTGGTAGACCTTGGACGGCAGGGCGAGGGCGTTAGGCACCTCGATGTCGTTGGTGGGGTCCATGATCGCGGCGCGGCCATTGGCAACGTCACGGAAGATCAGATCCACGGTCTTGGTGCTCCAAGTGGTCGTGGAGCCGGTGCCGTCATTGGGGATGGTGGCCGAGGTCACGCCCGGGTACTGCGCGAAGCCGTACAGGGAGTAGTCGGAGTCACCGAACCAAGCGGTGCGGTCCAGCTTGGTGTCAATGGCCTTGATGACGGCATCGCGGCGCTTGGCACTCAGCGGCTTGTTGGCCTTGGCGGCTTCCCGGATCTCCTGGAAGTCGTAGGACATCTTCGCCATGACGGGGTAAAACTTGCCCGTGACTTCGGTGCAGGACACGTCCACCGAGGGGATGTCGCCAGCACGGTAGCCGGAGACGATCTTGGCAAAGCCGTAAGCGTCCCAGACCTCGTAGGTGAACGTCTTGGAGGCGTTGTCCACTTCGGTGTTGATGGGGATGATGCCTTCCTTGAGGATGCGGAGCTTGCGGAACTTCACATCCTTGGAATCGCGGAGCTTGGTCTCCAGGTCCCGATTGAGGAATGCCGATTCTCCGGCGTCGAGTCGATTGACGTACATGGTCATTTCTCCTTAGAAGCTGTATGCGTAGTTGAGGGCGGCGATACCGACAGGGACGCGAACGAGAGCCACACCCGAAGCCGCATCGCGGGAGATCACGCACCGGACGCCGAGGTATTGGTCGGTGATGGTGGAGGTGAACAGACCGGTGGACGCCGAGACGTACACCTTCTCGTTGCTTTCGACACCAGCGCCAGCCTGCGCCCAAATCTCTGTGTCATGGGCAACGCAAGCATTGTCACCAACCGCAAAAGCCGCCGAGCCGCCGATTGTCGAGGGGACCAGATGGCCGAGAGCCAGAACACCCTTGAACACCTGACCAAAGAGGCCGTTGGTCGGGGTGATGGTGCGAGCAGTGCCACCAGTGACCACGCCCGAAGCAGTAGCCGTGAGGCCCTTGGTACGGATGAGGATGGTGCGGTTGTTGGTGTCTGCGGTGTCCAGAGCGGCCTCGACACCGGCCAAGGCGCGGATCGCATTGAGGATCGCGGTCATGGTGGCAATGTGGGAGGTTGCATAGACCACGGCGGCGGCGGCAACGCTGTTGACCGTGATGACGGTGCTATTGGATGCACCGAGGTCGCCGTCGATCACCAGCTTGGAAACGTCTGCCTTGAGCTTCCAAACCTTGTCGCCCGAGTTGGTGTAGCCGAAAGCAGGCATTCCCGGGGTCATGGCCTCCTGGACGCAACCTGTCTCCGTGCGGGGGGTAAGCCCCAGAGTGCCCTGGATGAGACCGGCCACTCCCTGATTCATATCTCCGTATGCGCTCATGTTGTCTTCCTTGTGGGTTCTGGGTTACTTACGAAGGGAATCCTGGTAGGCGCCCCAGTCGGAGCCGTCCACCTTGTCTTCCGGCTTGACACCATCGCCGTGCAACTGCTGAAGCTGGGCATGGGCGCCCGAGTCGGCATGGCGACCTTCCAGCACGGTGCAAGCGGCCTCAAAGTAGGCGTCGAGCTTGGTAGCATCTGCGCCGTCGAGGTTGACGTTGGGCATTGCGGCCTTGACTACAGCGGCCTTGATGGTCTCCTCGGAGTCCTCGTGCTTGACTTCGACCTTGAGGCCGTCCACCTTTGCCACGAGTGCCAGACGGGCGCTAATGCCCTCCTGGATCTTGGCGGGGATGGACGCCTTGAGGTTGTCCGCATCGGCCTTCATGGCGTCCACGGCGGCATTGGCGGCGGCGACCTTGGATTCGGCATCGGCCTTGTCCTTGGTGAGATTGGCGACCGAAGCCTCCAAGCCGTCAATGTGGATTGCGACAGCTTCCGGGACTTCATGCTCCTGGGCGCCGTCGAGCTTGATCTTCTTCATGCTCTCGTTCTCCTTGTTGGTTGGGGTGGGTTGCATACAGGGTACACGGATGCCCACCCCGACATCGGCCCCATCAAAGCGAAGGTGAAGGGCATCACCGCCCCGGGGAACATCTACCAAGGCGACATGGTTGCCCCGGATCATGGTCTGAATTGCATCGTAGGGCGTGCCGTTGAAGTTGCCGGGCACCGGGTACTTGGTGCGTGCCACTTCAACCTTGGCGGAATAGTCTTCATTCCATCCCATGACAGGGTAGGAGACTTCGCCACTTGTGACGACATTGCAGGAGTAGCCGCCCGATAGACCCGTGCGCCCTGCTTCTACGGCGGCAATGGCGTCTGCATCGTGGATCGCCAATTCCGCATAGGCGTTAAAGGCGTCATGCTCAATCTCTTCGCCCAAGGCACCCACGGCGTATTTCTTGTACGTCTCCGGAGTGACCTTTTCGGGCGGGTGATTGTTCGTCAAGGGGACAAGTTCGTAGGAATCCAAAGTCTCTTCGGAGAATACTTCTTCCGGGGGGCGGAACTCTGAGGTGATCTTGCCGTCTGCACCCATGTACCGATAGACGCCCACACCGAAGATAGCGGCCTTGCCAACTAGGGAGCCGTTGTCGTTCTTGGTGAGGGGCTCCGACATGGTTGCTTGGGCATTTAGGTCGCCCCAATAGTCGATGCGGGTAGTGGCTTTGGACTCTCCGTCTACTTTGGCCTTCTTGCCCTCGCCGCATCCGCCGTCTTTGCCCTCGTTGGACTTGGGGTCCTCTTCTACGATCTTAGGCGGCTTGATGCCGTCTTTGGATTCCGTGGAGGGGGCGTTGATCTCATGCCCACAGTCGGGGCAGGGCTTCTTGGGGTCCATGTCGGCACCGCACTCGGGGCATTTGCTCATTTGGTGGTCCTCATGTACATGGAAAATAGGGACGTTGGTAGATAAGTGTCAAGAAAAATGGCGGATTTGTCACTTTTCTTGACTTAGGCGGCTTTAGGGGGCCTTGGGACCACTGGCGCGGCTACTCGCTGACCGTGACGCTGGACCGGGCCGGGTGCTTGGAGGAGATCGCCGCGCATGAGCGGGAGGCGGAGAGGTTGAGGGGGTTGCTTGCCTAGCCTCCGTCCATGACCGGGGCATCGCTCCCGGTTGATGGCGGGTGTTAGGGCGGCGCGATCGCTTGCACGGCACTCGCTGGCCTGCTAGAGGACATCCAGCACCACGAGGCCGAGGCGGCTCGGCTCCGTGGGCTGTGGGCTGGTTACATCTTTGATTCGAGTTTCTTCGCGATGATCCCAGCAATAGCGATGCAAGTGGATTCCTTTTGATGTACCCCGTCAGAATACGCCGCACTATTCAGCGGAGACATGACATATCCGTTTGTTGTGACGTCGATCAAACCGCTGTAAGCTGATTTATTAGCAACCATCGCTTCGCGCAAAAGAGGGATCTTTGTTGATGCGCCATTTGTCGTTGACGATGTGGAGAGTTCCGTGATGGGGATAAACTCAACTCCAGAAGCTCGAACAAATGCTGAGTTTGCCAACGATGCAGACAAAGCAGTTT